CAATATCTTTAATTTGTTTAGTTGTAAAATTCACATCTTGTTTTAGTTTATCAAATTCTAACATGTAAGCTCCTGTACGTTAGGTTGTTTTGCAACATTAGTAAAATATCTTTTACCTTTTGCATACTTAAATATACGTAAGCCAGTACCTTGATTACTATCTGACCAACAATCAAACTTGTATGGACACCAAGAACAATGCATGTTTAAAACACGATTACCTGATGTACCCTCTGCTTGATCTTCATAACATTTATCAGGAGGATTACTTTCTCGCACTACTTTTTTCAGTTCCTTAACACGATCAGTTGCATTGACCATATCAAAGAAATCTATTTCAAGTAGATGAAGTGCGGCGTTCTCTTTATTCATAACTAAGAAAGCCGCTTTATTTTTCTTTTGGGATTCAGCGTATGCTGATATTTGTGCAAGATATCCGAATGGATCATTGCCTCTTAGAAGTGAACCATCAGTAAACTTCTTAAATGCAAATGAGCTTGCTGATTTAATATCAGTTACAACACCATCAATAGTGCAATCCTGATGCCCAACAACGCCATCAATAGTTAATTCTTTTTGTAGGTCTTCTAGTTTATGACCAGAAGTTTTAATTAAAAGATTTAATAGCTCTTCAATAATATCTCCATACATAAACTTTAAACGATCTTGACCTGATAATGTTTCAGATTGATCTGTGTTCATGGAGTAC